GAAGGAGTTCCAAACTCATTCCATGCAGCTATCTCTGAAAGTAAAGTTTCCCCATCTTCATGTTTCTCTTCTGATATAACACCAACTCTTGTACGGAGTTTATCAAGACCCAAAGCCGAAGCTTTGAGTCTATTAAAACCATCCAGGTTAATTTTAAAACTGACTTTTGGATTGATAGCCCCCATCAGACAAGATCAGTTCTTGCCGTTAAAAATACAGACCTTCTAAGCGCTATCAATTCCAACCCATACTGGGTGGAGGATAAAGCTAAATCACCTGCTCTCAAAGTTGAACTGTTAAGCTCACTAATACTAGAAAAAGGTTTATGCCCACTACCCTCACGCTCAGGAGATGAAACATTACCACCAGAAGGCAAACCAACTTTAACAAATGCGTGATTAGAATCTTTTATCGTTTTGAGTAATTTACTCATGCCGATATCACGCTTCTGTATCTTTACACTTGCACTAAGCACAACTACCAACTGGAATCGTTGTAAATCTATTCACAGCAGGGATAACACTACTCTTTAATAGTGTTGCAAGCTCTTGACCATAAACAGTTGTCATAAGACCACCGTTGATACCAGAAGAAGAGGGTAAATCTCTCTTTTTAGAAAGATCGCCCTCTTTAACTTCTGTAATCGCTCCAGCTTCACCGCTACCAGAATCAGTATCGGATCCGCCGTTTAGATCTTCAACTGCTAACGTATGCATTACTCTTAAAGCTACAGCAAGCCCCCATTTATCACCTAATACCTTAGATGTTTGGAGTTCTGATAATCCTATAAGATCTGTTAATCTTGGATTAGCACTATACTGTGGTGCTCTAACTGCAATAATAGAGGCTGGATCGCATTTATCAAAAGCCATTTTATTATGCTCTCAGTTTATTCAGTTGTTCTTTAACAGCTTTTTTAACACTTTTTCTTTTATCGTCTTCTACTTCTTCAAGCAAATCACGATCAAGAGTTTTCTCTACTAAATCAACAGCATCATCAGCACTGTACTCTGAAACTATATCGCCAAAAGAAAGCGATTCTTGTTCTTTGGTTAGACTGATAATTTCGATCACACCAGCTTTAACATATTTCTCAATAGCAGGAAGTTTTGCAACATCAACATCTTTCCCTTTAACTTTAACAGTAGGGGAAATCTCATTTATACCAGGGTAGAACTTAAACTGCTCTACTATTAGAACACCAGTTTTATTTGAATTAATTAACACTTTACATCCTTGATTAAATTTTCGGCAAAAAATAGGGGGAAATTACCGCGTCCCCCCTCGCGGCTTGCCGTTTTTAGATTCCTTCTACAATATTAATTGCTAGAGGATAATAAACGATTACATCACCAATACGTGCATGAGTAGGTATAACCTGTTTAAGGTTACGCTCTTGAGCTGCAAACTGCTCAAAAGGCTGTGGTATTTGAAGTTCTAACACTTCAGGACTCTTGCGATAAACAACCATAACATCACCAGAACCAGTTCCAGTTGATGGGAGAGGCGCAAGGGCATCACACTCAACTAACTGATTAATCGAATAGCCAGGGTGAGTATCAAGGAAGAACTGAGCAATAGTTTTATCGCTTGTAGTAGTACGCGGAGTTGAATAAATCAACTCATACTGCTCAATCGGTAAAAGCATTGTGTCAGGAACTTCAACACCTTTAGTAAGCTTAACTACATCAGTATGGGCTTTGTTCATATCAGTAAGAATCTCAGCAGGTGTTTTACCACTCCACACAACATTACTTGAAGTTGCACCAGTTGCTACTGTTCCACTTGTTACATTAGCATTGTAAAAGAACCCAGTGAGTCCATGATACTTAGCAGAAGCAGGTCGTGCAAACCAAGCTGTATCATTAACCGCGATAGCATAAGACTTCTTAGCAGCCGCCGCTTTCTTAGTTTTCAAGAAGCCTTTTTTCTTAGCTTTTGATTTAGATGCAGCCATTTCAGCAGAACGAATAGCTTGAATGTCATACCCATAAGAACCGATAAGCGGTCTTACTGGTGAGCTAAACTGTTTACCTTTAATATCAGATACAGGAAGATCATCGTTGTATGAATTAGCAATCTTCATTACACCAACAGAATCAAACTGTTCATAAGTGATAGTTTCAGCACCTGGTCCAGCTTCAGTACTTACTGGAATAAGTTGAGTTGCTTTAAGCGCAGGATATTTAATATCATACGTTTTTGTTTTTACATGCTCAAGCTCACGAGCGAAAAAGATCTGCTCATCAGCATCAAGATTTTGGCTTATAATTTTTTCCATTTTATAGCCTCCTTACACTACGTCAATTGATACGTTAGCAAGACCAAGAGAAGAATCATATTTCTCAAAACGCCCGCCTGTAGTTACATTACTTAGAGTTCTAGCAATTGCAAGAGCACCAGTTACAAGAGATAAATCATAGCTAATAACTGGTGATTTAGTCTTAACAGGAGTCGTAACAACTGTTCCAGTAGTATTAACTGAAGTTGTTACACTTGCACTAGCAGCGATAGCCGTAGCTAGATCATCTAGAGAAGTATCCATGTTGGTATTAAAAGCAACAGTCTGAACATTGCCATCAATCGTAAGACCGATAGAACCAGCAGTGAATGTCCCAGTGAATACATCTGTAAGTGTTGTTCCTGCTTCAAACTTAGCAGTAGTAACATTTACATAAGCAATCTCACCAGCTACAACAGCGCCAGTAGTAGGAACCCAAGCATTACCTCTTTTAAGGATAGCTTCAGGATCATTTGCAGTGTAATCGCCAGTTGTCTGACTTTCGTGATAAAGAGTAATTCCTAAGAACTCATCTCCAACAGCACTGATTGCTTTACTTTGAATTTCTGGATCAGTTCCACGTGTTACACCAAGACCGAAAGCAATTTGTGCCTCAGCTGAAAATGCTGCAATATGTGAAAATTGGCTATCTGCTTTCATACCTGCAAAAGCAATAGCGTGATTTAGTGAATAGCTAGTTTGTGCCATTATTTGCCACCTTCCCAATTACCCTCAAGATCAGCAACTGATCGAGCATAGGCATCGTCTACATTATTTGTTTCTAAGGTTGTACCATCACCAAGAACTTGTCTTCGTTGTCCTTTAGTAACATCAAGATCTACTTCATCAGCGATAAGCTCTTTAACTGAATCAAGTCTAGAGTTGAGATACGAATCATCAACACCATCAAGATTAGCTTTAGGAAACTTAGCAAGAACAATCTTCTTTTTAAGATCTTCGCTATCAGTAGTCGCAATATCTTCTGTTTTCATGTCCTTAAGACATACAGAAGCGATTCCTTCTAGTTCTACACGAGATTTAACACCATCAGCAATTGCTTGTGGCATCTTATCTTCCATATCAGTAAGCTTCTCAACAGCAACATCTTTTTCTGCTTTAAGCGTACTAATTTCTTTTTTTTGTGCAGCTAACTCACCATCCAGTGCTGTTACTTGCTTTGATAAGCCATCAATATGAACGCCCACTTCTGCGGGAGCCTCATACGAAAGACTATCAATATTCACCATTACGGTTTTTTGCGACATAAGACTCTCCTTTGTGTCGGTTATACCTGTACTATCGTACCCATCTATATTTATTCTTAGACTACTACCACCTCTAGCTTTATCTACTAGTGCTAGGTGGTTATATTTCCTACTTACTTGTGTACAATCATAAGCGTGACCATCAAATGTGCCTGCTGTCATATCTAATTCTGCTGTATAACCAGGTGATAACTCTCTTCTACCTGCTGTGATTGAAGCTATCGAACTCTGATCCATTATAGTAAAAGAAACATTAAGCTCATCACCTGCTTGCTCAAATGTCTCGCCAGTTGAACCAACTTTTTTACTCTCAACACTATTAGAATCAAGCAAAACACCTCTTGGGTGTCCATTAGTTACAGGCTTCATTCTAAATGTGTCTAAACTACCAGCATCAAACAGCGTAGTTGCAGGCACGTACTGTTTTAGAACAGAACCATCTTTCTGTAGATAACTCATAACCCCAACTTTAGCAACTGGAGCCATTACCCTAAGAAACCCCTCATCTGTAAGTTCTACATTTTTACCAATACCAACGGCGTTATCTACTTGTGAAACGGTTTTCATTTCCATCTATAAGCCATCCTTGAATCTTTTTAATCCTTGTATATAAAAAAAGACACCCTAACAATGAAGTTAAGGTGTCTTTAAACACTCATAATAAACGGCAATTTACTTACGGCACGGTTATGTGCTAGTCATAATATACTATAATTCAGAGCTTTGTGTAGAAGTTTTTTCTACTCACCCCTCGGTGCTTTAGTAAACGACCTCTGCTCTATCACAGAAATCTTCTTAATATCATCCTCGTGACAATTGATCTCAAAGGTAATCTTTCCAGTGTATTTATTCCCTACCCTTGATGACAACTTTTCCGCTAACATCTCTCTAACTGTTTGCTCTACATCTCTGATACCCATGCACATTATTTGCTACACCTTTCTGGATGGTTTTTTCGGGGCTTTTTTCTTCTGAATTTCCGCACCACTTTCCTTTTCTAAGGCTAACACTTCAGCTTCTAATTCATCAAAATTTGCTTCTGCATAACATCGACATCTTACTGCATAACCAGGGTGTCCACCAGTTGGCGGTTTATCCCAAGAGAATAGTTTGCCCTCTCTCCTCCAGTGGTCTTGTGCTGATCTAGGATATAAACCGTTCGGATTACCTCTAACTCTACGATCTCTCATGTTTCTCCAACGATAATCATCTACACCGATATCTTTATGGCGATTCCTAGTAAGATCTGCATTGAGCTTTCCTACTTGGTCTACTGCAATCAAATCTGCTCTCTTTAATGATTTAGAAAGTACTGAATCTTTAAGCCCAAAGATCTCTTTTGCAATGGTTCGTGAAGACTTACTTTCTGAGAAACCTCTTGAGATAGTACCCCTAACATCAACTAGTGCTTTCTCTTCAATATCCTTAATCAATAAGGTATTATCACTCACCCAAGATCCTAGAACGTCGCGTTTCCACTTCTCATCTGAGAATACAGCAACGCCCATTACAATCTTCATCACTCGTTGCCACTCAACAGCGTTGAACACATCGACTTCATCACCAATAGTATCAACAACACCTGTTGGGCTTACTTGTGTCTTGCTGAACTGATTCTCAATATCAAGCATCATTGCATTAAAGTCTTCACTCCACCCATCGGCATTGATTTGCTTCTGAATATCTGGAACAGCTTTAGTAATGTTATCTCGGACTACAGAGAACAATAACCTTACTCTTTTTCTAAGTAGCAAAGAGTATTGTTTCTCTATAGCAAGAGGTCGCTTAGTAACAGGTGGTTTTTTAAACCGTTTACCCTTATCACCAGCTAACGCCCTACCAAAAGTAATGTCTTTTAAACTACTCATTTACTATCTTATCCGCTTCATCTGGATCAATATCTACTGTACCAGTGTATTTAGTCTCATAACTGTACTCATTGCCACCGTAACGGCTTTCTAGTACATCATCAACAGATAAACCCCTATTCATGTAGATCTCATCAGTCTCCGCTTGAGCTTTTCTGTTCTCAACGATCTGTTTTTGAGATTCTCTCTCGATAGGATTAAACTTAATATCCCAATCCTTAATCTCTTTCCCGCCAGTTACCCCGTCTTTGAGCTTCATAATGATTGTAATTAATCTTACAAATTTAGGATAAAGATTAGACTCTTGCCTATCTGCCATATCATCATAAAAGAACTTCTCTCCAGAGGCATCACTATTACTTAAACCCTTTGGAGCGGTTCCCATAAGAGACTCAGGAACACCACCAGCCATCAGAACCATCTCTTTAGTGGCGCTCATAATCTCTGCAACGCCTGCAACTGATCCCGTTTTTTTATCCATGTCCTCTTGGGTATCGATAAGCATCATGTTAAGAAAGTTGCGAGTCATATCTAATTGATTAGCTCTATCGGTGACAAACTTACCACCCGACTCTGCATCTTGAGCAATGAAACTAGCTAACCCCTCAAATTTGTATACCCACATATAAAGATCATGAACGATCTTCTTTGCTGAATCATAGGTTGATACCATCTGCTCTATTTTACGCTTAATTGCCTGATAGAATGACAAGTGAGAGTACCCATTTGCTATGTATGTATCTTGTGTAGCTAGTTCACCCATGAACTCGATTACTCTTGATCTATGAACTGAGAAACTTGCACCATTAACGGGAGTAATTGAATACATGCTAGGTTTCATATAGAACTCACTAGCTGGATCTTCCTCAAACCCATCAATTGTAATTCTAGTCTTATCATAAACGGTGAAAAAGTCCAAGCTTTTCATGTTATCTTCATTAAGAGGTTCTGACATATCAATATTGCCATCATTGATACCTAAAACTAGAACACCCTGACCGAATACATCGCCCCATATTTGAGCCTCACGACAAGCAGAGTACAAACCGCTTTTTCTTATGTAAGTACTGATTAGCCCGTCGGTGTCTAATGACACCGTAAAGCCTTCTCTAAACATGTGCTTAACACGGATATCTACTATTCTCTTAGCGATGCCCTCGCTTTCATACAGTGCTCTGCATGTTTCTTCGTCTAATATGTTCTCACTAACAAATCCTACACTCTGGTTACCGTCTCTGCTCGTTGTATTGAACCCGTTAACTACATTTTGCCAACCGTCTAACTGGAATACATTCTTCTTTGAGCCACTGCCTTTAAACGCTGCCATTATCTACCACCTCGTGAATTTTTCAAAATCTATTGTGTTTTTACCCATTACTGAATATAGCACATACCGAATCGAATCTAGTATATGATCCGATGTTTTAACTGGTTTATCTTCACCTTTAGCAGTTGCTTTGTCATCCCACAGATAGCCATAGACTTCATTTATCGTATGAGTACAGTTCTCGCCTACCGCAAAAGTCCCGTTTTTCCACAACTTAGCAACTGTATTGATCCCATCTTTAACAGCATTATCAGCTTCTTTAACAAATGGGATACCACGCTTTTTCAACTCAGTTATGAATGAAACTGCTGAAGGATCAACATAAACAGATCTTACCTTTTTCCCTTTAATGAAAGCGATAAGGTCATCCGCATACTCACCATCTGTTTTCTGTTTCTTCTCATCTCTACCGCAATAGTAATACTCTTTCTCAAGCCACATTGACGGGCTGTTTTCATCTAGATCATTGTTACAACCGATAAGAGAGAAAGCCATAGGGTTCTGAGTGCCGTAATCTACTCCTAGATAGTAGTATTTAGCTTTAGGCATAGTAGTAATCGTATAAGGTGCTTTCTCCTGAAAGAAATCATATATTAAGCCCTCTGCTGCTACCCACAGTCCAAGTATGTACCTCTTATAAAATGCCCCAATAAACTTTAGCTTCATCCCATTTATATACGACTTTGTTAAAGAGCCGTTATCAGTCATCTTGTATTGGTACCGCTTAACCTCAGAATGCCCATTCTCATCTTCTTCATAGAGCTTCGGGTTATCAATGAATCTCTTTTTAACATAGTGATTTGGTGTATCTGGATTAGTTGTCCAGACACCTTTAGAATAGGGTAGAGACATTCTACTCATTGCCATATTGACAAATGATTCACAGTGTAGCGTTAACTCATCTGCTAACCAATACCCAAAAGTAGCACCACGAATCTGATTCTCATCATTCTCTTTACCAGCACCACGGATATAGAATTTCTTACCTCTGAGACCACGCCAGTTAATAAGCATGTGCTCATCTTTTTCAGCTTTAACGGTCTTGAATATTCCCGTATCATCTGGATCGATAATCTTCTTTAGCTCTGCAACAACATTTCTTGCTACTGATGCAATAGAGTAACCAGATATAAGAACATCACAATCAGGTAGTTCCTGGACCTCTCTTAAAAATAGATCATCAGCAGTGTAAGACTTTGACGACCTAACAGCACCTTCTAGTAATTTATACTTTGCAAGCTTACGCTCACGCATTACTTTCTTTGCTATCTTAGATGGTTTATATACGACTTTTTGAGGCTTCAATTATTCATCCTCATACAAAGCATTACGGACAACGAACTCTTCGCCCTGTTTATCTTGGTTATCTTCTGTGTCATCAGCCTGCTCATAATACCCTCTTTTTCTCCCTTTGCACTTTAAGAAGAAGATAGTTGAAGCATCACTACCTGCTTTTATCCTCTTGAGCAAATGGCTCTCACCAAAATCAAGCACTACATCTTCAAGAGCATCAATTGCATTTTTATAGTTTTCATCCTGCTGCAACCAATTGTAATGACTACTCCTATCTATGCCAACAATTTTACACGCTGTCGTAACAATACAAAGTGCTTTTTCCATTGCGGCAATCATTGCTTTTTTGTGTTTTTTGTTCCTAGCAGTGTAGTGTTCTCTTTTAGGTGTCGATTTTTGTCCTTTGGGTTTACTCATCAGATAGCTCCATGCTCCACTCTTCTAGTTCTTCCATATCCCACTCTTCTAGTTCTTCCATGCTCCAATCTTCTAGTTCTTCCATGCTCCAATCTTCTAGTTCTTCCATATCCCACTCATTAGCGAGCATGTCCCACTCACCGAATCCAACATTATCTTTTATGATAAATTGCTTCTGCTGTTCCTCTGTAAACTCATCGGCTTTAATCACTGGTATTTCGGTCAACCCCGCCTCTTTGCAAGCCTTTAACCTCATATTGTCACCAAGGACTACCATATCAGAGTTAACTACTACTGGTCGAAGCTGTAGCATTTGAGGGAACTCTTTTATTGATGCTAAGAGTTTTTTGTATTTTTCATCTTTGATAATACGGGGGTTGTTTGGGTTAGATTTAACTTTCCCTATGCTAATCATTTCTAATCTAGCTGTCAACTCTTCGAGAGCCACGGCAAGACTCCTTTTAATTGAATGTAAAGCAAGCCCCCACTTATGTGAGAGCTTGCAGTTTTATTTATACTAGTGGTTCTGTTTCTTCAAAAATAGTAGCCTCTGAAGTATCAAGGTGTTTATCCTCTGCTCCTGTAAGCAACTCAAGTATCTCTAATAGCCCTAATTCGATCTCTTCAGCACCTGCAACGAAGTCTCCTACTTTTACGGCTTCTTCTTTGATGCTTTGAATAAGACCTCTTAATGATTCCATGTCAATAGCCATTTACACTAATCCTTGAGTGAGTTCTTCTTCTGTTTGTTTCGGTGCTTCTACCACATCGTCACCAAGAGTAATCTCCAGAACTATATCAAGTAAATCTTTAGCTCCTTGGATACTGTCTCTATTACAATTGGGTGATGATAAGAAAGCGGCGGCTTCACTAGCAAGTCTCTCTACCATTGGAACGCCTGCTTTGTTTAGATCTTTTACCAAGTCTAAGAGCTTTTCAACTACTGGTAGCCCATCATTATGAGCTGATAACAATGCTTCTAGTAATATTTTTACCATTTACTTCTCCTTTTAGAGATTAATTACATATATACAATATATTT